ATTAATATATTATCTTTGTTCTAAATACTTCTTGACTGATTATTTTAGTTATCAATATAATCATTTTCTATTTGTTTTCTATTGTTTTAATACATTTCCTTCTTTTTATTTAAAAAATACTATATTATATGGTTTTTCATTTATAATTTTAGAATTATAGTTAGTTTTATTTTTGATGACATTATTATTAATAAATATATTTAATATGAAAGAAATAATATTATTTATATTTTCGGGTGAATATAAAATAAATTTTTCATATTCTTCTGGGGTAGTATAATTATTAATAGGTAATTTAGAATAAAAATTAAAAGTTCTTTTATATTTTAGAATGACATTAGTATGATATTTATTTTGTTTTTCAAAAAATAATTCTTTTGATGTATCAATAAAAAGTTCTTTATTTATTTTCATTATAATNTTTTTAAAATTANTATTTAATANAAAATTTGTNGATAACCATCCATTATCATTATCATTAAAAAAAGCTTTAATAATATTTTTAAAATCATAATCAACATATATAAATTCTTTTTTTGATTGTTTAAATTCTATTGAACTTCCATAATCCCATATTACCCATAAAAATCCATAATTTTCTATATAATAATCATTACCAAATATATTATAGTGAAAATATCCACCTGCTTTGACTTTATGATATAAAAAATTACCCCAATGAGCATCATAATGAAAATGTTTAGTTTCTTGATAATAAAACATTAATGATAAATATATTTGTCCAAATGCGTTTAATAATAAATAATAATCATTGTGAAATAATTCTAAAAATGTTTTTAAATCTCCATTTGCTAATTCATTTAATAAAAAATAAAATGATTTCTTTTTATTATTTTGAATTATTTTAGGATAATTTTTTATATCTTCTATCTCTTCTTTTGATATTTCACTGCTAACTGATTTAATATTAAAATTTAAAAAGTTATTACATTTTATATAAGAATATAATATAGGAAAATGAGGACATTTTTTATTTAAAACGGCGTTTGATACTATTTTTAATAATTTTATCTCTTTTTTATTAGCATTATTATCAATTACACATTTAATAGCATATTTATATATTTTATTATATTTGTCTTTAAAACTACTTAAAAATATTGCTCCATTATCGCTTTCTATACCAATTTGTTTTTTTAATATTATTTTATTTCCAATTATATAAATCGATGTTCCATTAGCATTCTTTTTATATAATCTCATACAATAATTTTCATTTGTTTCATCTATATTTAAAATTTTATTTAATAAATTATTATATTTAATTCTATCATTTATATTTGTATTTATACGATTAATAAATGGATAAAATAATTTTTTAAATAAATTGATATTTTTAGGATTTAGAACTTTATTTTCTGGACGTATTTTAATACATCTATTTGTTTTAGGATTTAAAACTTTATTTTCTGGACAGATTTTAATATTTTGTTTTTTAGGATTTAGAACTTTATTTTCTGGACAGATTTTAATATTTGGTTTTTTAATACATCTATTTGTTTTAGGATTTAGAACTTTATTTTCTGGACAAATTTTTATATTCATTATCTATTAAGAATATAGTGAATTTTTAATGATATTAAATATATGTATTTTATTATTTTTAATTATAGGAATAGAAAATGTATCGTTAATTTTATTATAAATAAGTCCAAAATGAATATCGAAATTAATATCTACATAAAACGTGTTAATAAATTTTTTATAAATAATATCGAAAAGGATAAAAACTAATTTATTATTATTATTTGTAGCGATAAACCAGTAGATACCATTAATTAGCACTGGATTTGATTTAATATCTAAAGTTCCATGGGAATTAATCCATGATACATCCATATACTTATCATATAATTTAAAATTATTACTATCTATTTTATTTATTATAAGAGGGGATACTGATGTTAAAGCGAAATAACCTAAATCATTATAAAAAAAGCTACAATATTTATTATCAAAAATGTATGTTTTTTTAGATAATAAAGAAGTAATTCTATAAGGAGAATTGATACAAATATTAAAATCAAATGCGAATAAATTAAAATTAGTAATAGAATCAGCTTTAATAATTCTTGTAAAATTTTCTTTTTCTGTTAATTGAAATGTATTTGGATTTAGATAACTTCCATTAATATCTTCATCACTAATATAGGTAATTAATAACTTATCTTTTTTATTATTAATAATATTTGTATAATATCCGTTATTTGTAAGAGCTATAATTGATGGAAATTTACAATGGTCGATATAATCAACGACGATATATTTTCTATTGTTTTTTATATTAATAAAAACGAAAATAATTAAAATAATTATAGCAAGTAATATTGATAATATTACGAAAAATAAAATCATTTTCTTAATAATAGATAAGAAAATGAATACATGCGAATTACCAAATAATTATTTTTATATTGCTTATATTTTTGGAGTATTAATTAATTTATTTATAATAAATACTTTAAATAATATTGAAAAAAGAATAGATTGTAAGTGTGCTGATAATTCGAAAAAAGAATTTTTAAAAGAATGGTTTATATTTCTAATATTTTTTAACTCATTTTTCTTATTATTTTTTATAATAAGTAGTTATGAATGTTTTGAGATTTATTACAAGGAGAATATGAATATATTTTTTATGTTTATGATGTCTATAATTCAAATAATAATGATTATAAGATTATTTCTATATGTAAGATATTTACGAAATGAATGTAAATGTTCTTATGGAACTGAAGAGAATATAATATATTGGTATTTATTAGTCTTATTTATATTATTTATTACAACAATATTATTAACTATATTACTAATATTAATATTATATAGTATCTAAATAGAAATGAATAAATGTATTATACCAAATTATATATATTATATACTTATTGTGATAAAAATAATATTGAATATATTTATAATAAATAGTTTATATAAAATTGATAAAAATAAAGATTGTAATTGTGGGAATAATTCTAGAAACATGTATTTGAAAGAATGGTTAATATTTATAATAATATTCGATATATATTTAATAATGTTTTTTATAATAAGTAATAATGAATGTTATTATAAATATATAACAGATATTTATAATACGGATGTTCTTAAAATTTATATGACTATAATTACAATAATTTCTTTAATAATGTTTATAAGATTATTTTTATATATAAGGTGGTTAAGAAATGAATGTAAATGTTCGTATGGAATAGAAGAAAAAATAATATATTGGATTTTAATAATAAAAATGGTAATATATTTATTATATATAATATTTTTTATAATAATAATGGTATCATTAATAAATATCTTTATTAATAATCGTCATATTCTTCATCATCGTAATTAATATTATTATCTTCATAAATATTTTCTTCATCATTATCATAATAATCATCTTCTTCGCTTTCAGATAAATTATCATAATATTTTTCTTCTTCTTTTTTCAATTCTTTTTCGATGAATAATCTATCTAATTCTTCATAATCGACGATTTTCTTTTCAGGATTTTTAATAAACATAAGTTTATAATGGTCGTCAATATCATCTTCTTCATCTTTAATAGGTTTATAATGATTTTCAATTAAAGGTTTATCCATAAATTCATCATAGTAATTATTGATATAATAAGTATTATAGTAAAATTTATTATTATTATTAATTTTAATATAGGTATCGATAAGAATATTTTTTCTAATATTAAGAATTCTTTTTTTAAGTTCTTTTCTAGAAATTAAGAAAGTTGAATAGCAATTTAGATAATCACCTAAATCATTATTATGAAGGTAATTGAAGAAATCGAACAACATTTTTATATATTAATTAATTTATAAAAAGAAAAATCATTTTTTAAATTATATTTAAGGAGAATTTTTTAAAAAAATATAAATGAAGGTAATAACTTGTGTTGTAAATAATCCAATATTCATAGAAATACAATATAAGACATTGAAAAAATATCTAAAGAATGATTTTGAATTTATAGTATTTAATGATGCTAAACCATATCCTGATTTAACAAATGGAGATAATGTTAATTTAAGAAAAGAAATAGAAGAATTATGTGAAAGATTAAATATTAAATGTATAAATATTCCAAATGATACACAATATCACAGAACAATTAAATGTCCATCAACTAGAAAATCATTAGGTATGAATTTTATGCTTAAATATCAAATTGCTAATCCTGAACAATATTTAATATTAGATAGTGATATGTTTTTAATAGATTATTTAGATGTAAATGAAAGATATAAGAATTATAAAACAGCTTTTCATTTACGAACTATATTTTCGAATAATAGGAAATATAGATATATGTGGGATGGAATAGTATATATGGATATGAGAAAAATAGATGATATTTATTATTTGGATTGGGGTTTAAATCATGGAATAACTGATTGTGGAGGATTAAGTGAAGAATGGTTAAATCGACAGATAAAAGAAGGTGAAAATGTTCCATCGGTATATGAAATAGATTTTAATAGATTTGATAATTATCATACGTCAAATATTTATTTTATGAAGAATATTAGAACTCATACATGGAGGATTGATGAGATACCTAAATATCTAAATAAAAATAAAAAATTTATTGAATTTTTAAAAGAGGATAAAAGGAATTATGGTGAATTAATATTTGGCGAGATATATGATGATATATTTTATCGTTATGGAGGAAATTGGATAGGGGAAGATTTAGAATATCATAAATATTTATCAAATAAATTAAATGAGGTTATTATTGATGTTGATGATAATTAAAATAAGGAGTATTATTAGCAATCAATTCCATTTTTTTTTCATTATAATAATTTAAATCGTAATTATTACCTACTATTTTATTACCAAATAAGGAAATGTTGGTGAAATTCTTTTTATCATAAGTAATAAGAAGACCAAAAAATCTTTCAAATACTTCTTTCATAGTTTTATTGATAATTTCATTTGAAATAATAAAGAAATTATAATGTTTATCAAGATACATAAGATATTCGAGAGATATAAGACAAGATACACCGAAACAACCTACCCAATTATATTTATATTTATATTCTATAATTTTATTACCTTCATTCAAGTCAAGGATAAGATTATTAACTAATGATTTAAATTTTTCTTCTTTATCAATAAAACCAAATAATAAACGAATATCGCAATTATTTATGATATTATCATCTAGAGGTTTTAAAAGAAAGAAACTATCTCTAATGAATAAAGCTCTTGAAGAATTTTTCATTTTACGATAATAATAAAAACTGGCAAATTCACCTCTTCCTTTTATTTCAGGGTCTTCATCAGTATTTAAGATATGAATATTATAAACTGGTAAATCTTTAACATTTTCTATTTTAACAATAATATCTTGATTATTACAATCGTCGATAATAAAAATAGGTTCATATTTATAAAAACATCTAATTTGTTTAACACATTCAATCCAAATAAAATTATCATTAAAATTGTTAATTTTTCTAGTAATAAAAAAACTTAATTTAGGGATATCGTTCATTTATATAATAAATATTTTTATTCTCTTGTTTAAATAGAATAAAAATGGTTAAAAAACAAAATAGATCAATTTCTGGATATGGTTCAATGGATAGAACTAATAGATATCGTTCTAAAGATAATTCAAATAGATCAGATAGATCAGATGGATTTGGTAGTTATTTTAGAATGGGTCTTGGTCTTGGATTAGGATTTATGGTTGTTGAAATAATAACAACTATAATAGCACTTGTTTTCTTTGTATCTGGATTTATATTATTAAAGAGGGAACAGGGTAAAGAAAAGAGAGGTGAGAAGGTAAATAATGGGTTAAAAATATTAGCTTATGTATTAATGTTTCTAGGAGCTATTTTTGCTTTATTTCTTATAATACCAATTTTAGGAGATCTTGGGGGAGAGTTTGAATAAATAAAAAATGATTTAATTAAGAAATTAAAAAAATAATTATGAGTAATGTATTATTATTTGCGGATTTATTTGCTTATCGTTTTATGTTATTGGAAACATTTGGATATGAGGAAGATAATGATTATATAATAAAGAAATTAAAATATCGATTAATTGAAATGGGTATAAATTATAATGAAATAAATGATTTTTTATATGACTTTTATAATCATTATGAAATTAATATTTCTTTAGAAGAAATTAGAAATTCTCAAGTAAGTGTTTATATAATAAATGATATTCTATTATCGAATATTATAAATATAATTAATAATCCTATAGAAGAAGTAATTGATAATGATAATGATAATGATAATGATAATGATGATGTAAATACGAGATTAACAGAAGAAGAGGTTAATAGAATTCCTTTAATAACAATTCAGGAAGAATTGGAAGATAGTTGTTCGATATGTTTGGAAAATATAGAAATTGGTAGTATGGTATATAGTATTCCATGTAATCATAAATTTCATATAAATTGTTTAAAATCTAATTTAATTAATTATAATAGGAATTGTCCATTATGTAGAAATGAATGTTTTTCAAATATTAATTAAATATAAATGAGATTATTTTTTATTTTATTATTAATATTACAAATAAAATCATTTAATATTAACAATTTTATTTATCATGCGAGATTATGTAAATTAACTTATAAAACCTATAATAATATATTTATAATAGTTCATAAAAATAATAGTTTAAATATTTGTTTTCGTGGAACAAAGAATATGAATGATATTTATTTAAATTTCAATATAATTCAAAAAAGTTTTATAAAAAAGGAAATAAAGGTTCATAGAGGATTTCTTAATAAATATTTATCAATTCGTGATAAAGTTATTAATAAAACGAATGAAATAATTTCAAATAATAATATTGAAAATATTTATATAAGTGGTCATTCGTCTGGTGGTGCTATAGCAAATATCGCCTCATTAGATTTATATTATTTATATCCAAATATAAGGATAAATACAATAACATTTGGTGCTCCTAAAATGGCGAATAAAGCATTTGTAGAAGAATATAATAATAAAATTAATAATTCGATAAGGATAGTTAATAAATATGATATATTTCAATATTTGCCATTATCAATACCAATAATATATCATCATATACATAAACCTTTAATATTATTGGATAATGTTAAAAAAATAAATATAATATATAATCATGAGATAAAAACATATATTAAAAATTTAATTATATTCAATATCTGATAGACAGATAGATTGTTCAACATAATAATTTTTTTCAGGTTGATTTTTATCAGTAGTTAATGGATTATATTTATTAATACAATCAATTTTGGATTGTAATTCAACAAATCTACGGATATCACTAAACATCTTTTATAAATAAATAATAAATTATTTTTATATATTTTTGTAATATTCGAATACTTCTATCCAAGAAGTAAATCTATATAATTTACTAAAATTAAATTCTTTTAAAAAATTATTTAAGTTATCTTCATTAAATTCAATATATGTCGAATTAGATAATATTTCATTACTGATTAATAATTTATTAAATGTTTCGAATTCAATTGCTATATTAAAATTAATGGCTTTATTAATTATAAGATAATATTTATTATCATTATTATTAAAATATAGGAGATATTCCATAGTTTAATTTTATAATTAATTAAGAAATCATTTTTTTCTTAAAAAAATTGATATAAATATTTGAAGAATTTATCAAATAAAATGAATGCTGATTTAGATTATAGAAAGATTAAGAATTATGTAAGAAAATATTCATCAACATTAGGAGATGATTATCAATTAAGATTATCTTTATTAAGATTATTTTATTATGATATCAATGGATTTCCAATTGCTAAGATGAAACCTGAAGGAGAAATTGATATAAATATGTATCCATATTTCTTTCAAAATAAAAAGAGAGATGAAATTATTGATATATATAATAAGGAGGTTAAATGTAAATCGTTGATTAAAATTTTAAAAGAAGAAGAATTGAATGATTATGATATTAATGAGAATATTTGTTTAGAAATTTCATTAAAAACTTTTAGACCGATATATAATGAAAATTGGAAGAAGATTAGTGAAGATGTGAATAAAGTTCCTTTTGAGAAACAAAAGAGTTTCTATGCGGATTATTTGAGATGTTATTTAAAACTTAGATTTTTCCCGACATTAAATGAGTTTATTAAATATATTTATTATAAATATCAAATACCTATTCATAAAGATATTAAGATAGTATTTGATAATATTGAAAAATCTTATAGCGAAGTAAAAGAATATATAAAAATAAATAATTTGGATTTCAATAATGTTAGAAGAATTTTAGTAAAATCTACCCCAATTTCAAATAGAATTCTAATGGAAACTACTTAATAATATCTTTTAAGTTTTTTTTAAATTGTGTTAAATCATTATCTTCAATTAATTTAATTAATTCATTTATTTTACTGATATCAGCTTTACCATTATAATTGGCTTTTATTTTATCTATATAATCTTTTATTTTTTTTTCTTTATTTAAATCATCTTTATTACTAATAAAATAAATTTCTGCTAAATAGTGATAAAGTGTATTCATATAAGGTTCTTCGTAATTTATTATAGTACTCATTATTATTTTACTGGATATAAAAAAATTCTTTTATATTTTTTATTAAATTATTATAATATAATAATTGTTCTTTAAAATTCTTTGAATTATTTATCGATTTTAAAAATTGACTGAAATTAAATAAAATATCATTTAACAATATAATAAATGTATCATTTAATTTAAAAAAATATTCGATACTATTTAATTTAAATGATATAATTTTATAATTTTGTTTTCTTTCAATTTTTAAAGTCTCTTTTATTTTTTTTATAAATTGTATATCATATTCAACTATAGTTCCAAATATATTATTTTTATAATTTGAAATAGAATCAATATCAATATCATTTACATCTTTTATTGGTTTAATTTTTATCATGTTATAAAATTTTATTATATATATTAAAGTTTTTTTTAATGATTTAGTATTTATATCAAAAAATATAATTATACTTATAAATTTTATCATAAAAAATACTAATTTTTCATATTTTACTGTATTTTTACTATTTAAATTTGATATAACAGGTTTATTTATATCAACATTTATTATTTTTATTATATCATTATATCTAATAAAAACTGAAAAAATATTTTTCTTATAATTTTCATATGATTTAACTTTGGAAATAATATCTGGATATGTTCCATTAATTAATTCCATAATTAATAAATTAATTAAATCATTAAATTCTTCATCTTTATAAATATCTTTATTTATTATTACAAATATTATTTCAATATTCTCCATTTTAATATGTAAATCGAGAATATCTTTTGGTTTATTTTTAATTAATAATTTAATATTATCTATATAATCTTTAAAAATTATTCTATATTCTTCTTTTAAATTAATTTTTTTTTCTATATCTACTATTTTACTAGAAGAATTAGCAAAATATTTTTCTTTTAATAAAATAAAAAATTCATTAAATTTATTTAACAATTCTATAGTATTTAAAGTATATGCTACATTATCTTTACCAAAATTTATATTACTAATATTATCTTTTATATAATTTTTAATATCAACATCATTATTTATATCATTTTCAAATCGAGTTAGATATTCAAATTGTCCATAATAATTTCTTACTATTTCTAATTTTATTAAATATTCAATAAAAATTATTATATGTGAAACATCATTTATAAATGAATTTTTACTTAATTTAAATTTATGATACATTTCGGTTAAAGATTCAAATAATTCATCAAATTTTTTATATATTTCATTCCGTAATAATATTGAAATATTTGATAAATTAGTTTTATTTTTTATTAATAGTTTTAAAAATTCATCTTCTTCTTCGTCTTCATCTTCTTCTTCATCTCCATCATCCTCTATTATACTATTTTTTACAGGTTCAATAATATCATCTTCATCTTCTTCATCATCTCCATCATTAACTTTTACAGATTTTTCATTTCCATTACTAATATTTTCATCTTCTTCTTCATCATCTCCATTACTAACTTTTA